ATACACCGTTCCAGAAAATTGGACAATTACAGATTTTCTTAAAATGGCGGAACTCGTAAAGCAGAAGTATAACGGAAAGAAATTTGCAACTGGAATGTTCGCTGCTAATCAATCAGGTGATTATCTTTTGAATAATTGGTTTGCAAGTTTCGGAACTAATTTTTATGAGAATGGTAACTATAATGATCCTGTAATGGCAAGCGAAGGCGGATCAAAAGTATATGAGTTTTATCAGACACTAATGAAGAATGGATATATTCATCCTAATTCTGCAAACCTATCTGACGACGATTATATTATGCAATGGATGAAAGGCGAGATCGTGGCGACCGCATTTTTCCCGACGTGGTGCAAGGCATATTTTGAATCTGCTTTGTCTCAGGGTTTGATTAAAAAGATTCCTGAATATAAAATGGTTTCATTCCCTCGCGCAGCTTGGGTAGATAAAGTAAAGACGTATACAAATAGTTATGGAATTGTTGCGCACAAAACCGGAACGAAACTTGATGAAATTTCAGCTCGATTTATTGAGTATTTTAATGGCGTTGAAAATCAAGCTCTTCAGGCAAAGTATCAGAATAATACTCCGAATCGAACTGATGTAATTTATATTCCTACTGATGCTGGAATTATTGCAGTTGATAAACTTGTAAAAGAAAACGGAGTTATGGATGTTGGCTTGTCCGATCCTCGATTCCCTGAGCGTCGAGCATTGCAGTATCCTATTTTGCAGAAGGTTTTGAATTTGAAGATTGACCCGAGGAAGGCTATTTTTGAATATCAAGACGCTATGAAAAAGGTAAAGTAAAAATGAGTAGGATGAAAGTTTTTTTATTGATACCAGTTATATTATTTTTTTCGGTATTTACGGCATGGCCACTGATAGAAATAATTAAACTTTCATTCTACAAGACAAATTTTATTTCGAGTTCATTTGTTTTTTTTGATAATTATATCGATGCAATTAATGATCCTAATTTTTATATGGCAATTTTTAATTCATTATTTTATGCATTGATATTAGCTCCCGGTCAGGTTATATTTGGATTTATCGGAGCGATTACTATTTTTCAATTAAATAAAAAATGGCAAGATGTATCGAGAATACTTTTTTATGTCCCTGTATTATCAGGTGGAGTTATAATAGCGCAGGTTTGGAAATGGGCATTTTCTTCAGATGGTCCAATTAACTGGCTATTAGGGTTTTTTAATATCGAACCTATCATGTGGTTTGCGCAATCGAATACTGGAATATTAGTTGTTTCATTTATAGTTTTATTTTCATCATTCGGAGCCAATGTTATTTTAATATTATCTTCATTACTCGATATTGACGTTTCGTTACTTGAGGCTGGAAAAATAGATGGAGCGAATTCTATGCAAAGAATAATTCATATAATTGTTCCGTCTATAACATCAACATTAAAAATAGTATTCTTGGTTTCTACGGTTGCGGCATTTCAGATTTACGAAACAATATTGATGCTATGTCCTTATGAGTATACAAGTACAATGACATTCAGGATTTATACATTGGCTTTTAAGTTCGGGAAATATGGACAATCATCTGCTGAGGCAATATTTTTAATATTTATAGTTACGATATTATTAATGATACAAAGAAAAATAAAAAATGAAAAAAAGTAAGGCAGATTTCATAGCAAAGAAATATGATTCGTGGATAGATATTTTAGATGAGTTGCCGAAAAAGAAAGAATGCGTTGAATGGCTTTGTGAAAATGGAGATATTTGTTTTACTTCAATAAAATATGATTATAAAAATTTTTTAAATGATCCTAGTAAGTTTGGTGTAAGATATTGGCGACAAATTAAACCAAAAAGAAGTCACAGAGAATGGAAAGAAGTAAGGGGTATAAAATGAAAAATAAAACAGTAATAAAAATATTCTTTATTATCTCATTCATCGTTTTATTACTGCCTATCTATTTTATGTTGATAGGTAGCTTTCAAACATTAAACGGAATGATGAATATGCCTCCGCAATTATATCCGAAAGAATTTACAATAACAAATTATTTATCAATGTTAGAGTTCCCGATATTTGTTTGGATTAAAAATACATTTGTTTCATTATTTATTATTGTTATAGTCTCTACTTTGATATCAGCGTCAACAGGATATGTATTTGCGACTACAAGATTCAAAGGAAAAGAAATTATTTGGAATATATTATTATTAGGATTGTTGATGCCAAGAATATCGATGTTGATTCCCCAATTTATGATTCTTAAATATTTACATATATCTGGAACGCTAATGGCTATAATTTTATCAACAGCATATACGTCTTACGGAACACTACTTGCACGTAATTATTTTGAAAGCATTCCTAAATCTATTTTTGAATCTGCAATGATAGACGGAGCAGGCGATAAAGATATTTTATTTAATATTGTTATTCCAATTTCACCTCCAGCGATTATTACTCTTGCATTATCAACTTCTATTTTTCATTTGACAGATTATTTATGGCAATCGTTAGTGTTGCAAAAAGAGCAACATCAAACTTTAATGATAGGATTAATGAAAGCGATTAGTCAATTTATGGCAAATCAATATGGCATAAATCCATTAGGTAGGATGATGGCAGTCGGAATTGTTTTGTTGTTTCCTTTGTTATTTATTTTCTTGATTGCAAATAAATATTATTTAAGTGCGAAGGGTGGAGAAATAAAGGAGTGAATATGGAAAATGAAAAGGATGCTGAGGCAAGAAAAAAGGCTTTCAGTATTTGGCGCGATGAAATGCGCGATACAAAATTGTTAAGACGATCAAATAGGATTGGCAAAAATCTTTCGTATTCGGCTTTTATGAATGCATGGAATCATAGTAAACTAGAATTGCTTGAAAATATAATTAATGATCTTGCAATTCAGGATGATGAATTGGTTATAGATAATCTATTTTTATTGCGTGACGAAATTAAAGAGGTAATAGCAGAACATGAAAAAGTATAAATTTACAAAAGAAGCAATCAAGCTATTAAAAAATGCAGAAATAAACTATATTGACGGAAAGCCAGTTTCTTTCAATGAGCCTATTATTATGGATGGATGCGAAAAAGGTGAAGAATCGCTTATACTGACTGTTTTTTCTAATTCGCTCGAAAATAAAAAGTATTTTAAGGAGATTAAATAAATGGAAAATGAGGGATTAACGATTGCGATTATTACAGCGCGTGGAGGATCGACAAGGATACCAAGAAAAAATCTTCGTATCGTTTGCGGACTTCCGATTGTTGCATGGAATGTTATTCAGTGTAAAAATTCTATGAACATTGATAGGGTTTTTCTTACGACTGATGATGACGAAATAGCAATGATTGGAGAAAAGTTTGGCGCAGAAATAATTCGCAGACCAAAATACGAAAATAGTATTTCTGCAAATGTTCCGTTTCTTCATGCAATAAACTATATAGAAAATGAACTGAAGCTAAACGTAAAAAATATAGTTCCTATTCTTCCAACCTCACTATTAAAAAAGCCTGAAGACTTGGATAATATGATTTCGTTTTTTAATGAGGTCGAAGTTCTTGAGAATCTTAATACTGCCTGCCCGATGAAAGAATGCTATGTATATAAAAATATTGTTCCATATCAGAATAGATACAGTAATGCAGAATGTACGAAACCTGGAGAAAAAGAAACCAAAGAAGGTTATACAGCAAAATGGGCAGTAACAGATTCTCTTTGGAATTATTCAAAAATGATGGGTGGCTGGGCAATCGGTACTCGCGATTTTTATTTTAATGCATGGAACACTTCACCTGCGCGAGATATTGATATCGTAACCAAACCGATGGATACAAGATCAGTATTTGATTTGTATAAAGTCGAAGAATGGCAATGCGTCGATATTGATTATCCAGAAGATTTGGAATTGGCAGAAGTTATTTTTGAACATTATATTTTGAAAGGAAAAGGCGCGCAGGTTTATTTTGATTATGCAATGAAAAATATTATTTCTAACGGAATGGAACAAAAACAAGAACCAAATTCTATAGCAGAACAACTAAAAAAATATGGTGGCAATTTTAAGATTCCTGATTTTACGACATTAAGTGGCAATTTTAATATTGCTGAATCACCAGATGCAGAAAATATACCGGAGGAAAAATGAGAAAAGAAACAGACATAAAAAGCCAATCGGCTCAATACAATAAAGCGACGATTGGGAAGCAATTAGTTCACGAAGTAAATAATGCTGCTTATAATCATCACAGAATTATAGAGGCGTTCAAAAATGGAAAAGCAAAAGATATTGGCGACGAAGAAAAACAAATCGGAAAGCATTGTATAATTCTTGGTTCTGGTCCGTCACTTGATTACTCAATATCATTTCTAAAAAAATGGGACGGAGGAATTATTTGTACCACCTCTCACGCAAGAACATTGATGTATTATGGAATAGAACCAACTCATATTTTAGTGCTTGATCCATTTTGTTGCTGGGATGAAATTGAAGGAATAGATTGGAGTAAGACAAGAACAAAACTTATAATAAACCCTTGCTGCTTTCCCGATCTATTTGAAAAATGGCCTAATGAAATGTTAATGTATATTCCTCATGACGGTATCCCAGATTCTTTTTATGCTAAAACTTTGAAGCAACAATATAGCTGGAAAGATAATATGCATAATCGGGATTGCACATTTACTTATTTTATCAGGACTGAAATTGTACTATTTGCGTGTTCCCCTCCTATGCAATTATTTGTTGCGCAGCTTTTAGGATATGAAAATATTTTTCTTTGTGGTGTTGATTTTGGGTATAATTCAGAGAAAGAACGATTTACTGATTATTCATTAAAGAATGTAACATCAGGTCGATATACCAACAAAGGTTATGTAGAAATGAAAGCTGAAGAAGGTGTTGACGGTTGGGAAAAACACGAACATCCATATGTAAAAAAAGAAAATGAAATAATTGGAGTCAACGGAGTCATCACTGAAGATATTCATTTGTATTATAAAAAGAATTTTATTAGCTCATGGCGATTATCTCATCAAACTATTTATACCACCGATCATGGGCTAATAACGGAAATCCCTTATTTGGATATCGAATCGGTTATTGAAAAGCAAGGTGACTTCCCGAAACAAACCGAAGAGTTTGTAAACGATGTATCAGAAAAATATCTTGCATCAGTCGGGTGTTTTGTTGTGAGAACTAAATCGCAAGGTGTTTCATTTGTCGAAGCCGCTCGACCGATACCTGAATTGACCGCATATATAAACGGAATAAATAATCGTTATATATGTCCTAAGTGCAAAACTCATTATACATACACTCCAGACGGTGAAGAGTTAAGAAAAGATTGTCAGGTATGCGGAGAAAAAAATGCTTTGATTCAATCTTGTCCTATTGATTTTGATGAGAATATGAATCGCATAAAAGCGTTTCTGAAACCGATACAGAATAATGAAAGAAATAAAAGGAAAAGAAGCAACAAAAAATTAGAGAGGAAATAATTGATAATCCATAAGCAGTCTAAACATAACAAAAAAAATACTGTTTGTGGATTAAAGAAATTTTCTTTTCCAAATGCAGTAACAAAAGATTGGGAGAAAGTGACTTGCGAAAATTGTAAAAGGTTGATGGCGAGTAATGAGCTTGCATTTTGGAAATTCAAATTAAAATGTAAGCATCATATTAATAATAAAATTATCAATGATGGTAAGATTTGTTATTATGACTACTGTACGATTGGTGAATTGGATGTTTGTAATAGACATTCGTGCAAAATATTAAATGGAGGAATAAATGACCGAAGTAAATAAAGAACGTGAAGCACAATTGTGTATAATGTTGACTGCTGGAATCAGAGCACAATGGGAACGTCTCGACGATCAAAAGAACGCGAGCAAAGGCGTATTCCCGAGAGATATTGAGGAAATAAAAAAATTTATTAATGAAGAAAAAAGCGAATTAGACGAAGAATTGGACGACGGTTTTGGAGAGGAAGAATACGATTATGTAAGGATACGCGAAGAGGCCGCAGACCTTAAAAATTATCTTGATAATTTGATTATGGTTTGTGACAAAGAAATTGCAGAAAAGAAGCAAAAAATCGTTTAGATATCCTATAATATATATGTAAGGAGAATTGAAAAATGAATGTCGTGATTGTCGCAATAATTTATTTTGTTATTTCTTGCTGTATGTGGACTGCTGCTTATTCACTAAAAAATGATATTACTGATTATTTAGTAAGGCTTTTTGTTTCGTTGTTTTGGCCTATTACAGTAATAACAAGATTATTTACTTTACTTGTAAATTAAAATGAAACTAATAATTGACGGGAACAATTTAATTTGTGCGGCATATTATGTAACGAAAGATATGCCTGACGAAAAAAGAGTCAAAGGAACAGTTTCATTATTTTATACAATGATAGAAAAACTAAAAACAGATTTTCATGTAAAAAAATTATATGTCGCTTGGGATGGAAAAGATGGAACGCTATGGCGTAAAGAAATCCTTCCTGAATATAAAGCAACAAGAACTCATAATAAACAATTACGAAAGTGTATAAAAAAAGCAAGCAATCATTGGAAAGATGATTCATTTATACATATTCAAAAGCTCGACGCTGAAGCAGATGATCTTATTTACGCGCTTTGTAGATTATTAAAAGGTAAAATAATAATCGTTTCGAGCGACAAAGATTTTATTCAGGTTGTTCAGGAAGGATTAGCGGCAGCAGTATTTAATAATGTGTCAAAAACATACCGAGAGATTCCAGAAATCGATAGCGTAATAGAAAAAGCAATATGCGGAGATAAATCAGATAATCTAAATGGTGTTCCGGGGAAAGGCCCAGCGTTCCTTAAAAAATATATTGCCGGTGAAATAAAATTAACAGATAAAGAAAAAGAAATATTCTTAAAACATTTATTCGTAATAGGATTAAAAAATAATCCAAATAGTGATGAGTTATTGAAATTCGTCAAAGAATATATTTATGCAATGGAGATAGGATTCTAATCGGAGGTGTAGCAATGCGTGCTTGTGATATAAAACAAGGTGAAATTTATAGATTGAAATCTTCGCCTAATTATGGATATATTAAAGTATTTTGCATATTAAAACCTAAACAAGCTCTTTTCTACAAAGATTTTAATGGAAATTATCGAAATGACAAAAACGAAAATAAAATTATTATTGTTAGAGGTATCCATTCAGTAGATAAAAATTTTGATTTTGGCATCATTCGAGATTTTAAACCAGTAAATATAATCAAAGAAACGTAGGATTCTAAAATGATACAACAAATTTTAGTTAGATGTAAATGGCGATCAGGATGCAAAGCGAGAGATTATTGCCAACACGCAATTCCTCATATTGAAAAGATATATAGCAAAGGCGATTTTATGACAGAATCTTGCACGGATGAACATCAATGTCCGTTTCAAGACGTGATGGTTAAATGTATGAAAATAAGGAGTAAATAAAATGGCAACTTGTGAATATGAACAATGGAATAAAAAGACAAAGAAAATGCAAGTATGTGGTCACGATGGGAAAGTGATAATGATTCCTGATATTAAAATAATGAAAGGAAGAGCAACAGGTAATGGAGGATATAATAAAGATTGCGTTTGCTTATGTCCTGAGCATGAATCATTCATTAAAGATTGTTTAATGACTGATTATTATATCGCAAAGAAAAAATATAAAAATAAACAGCTAAGGTTAAATTTGAAAAAATGAAAACAACATTCAGAGATGAAAACAACAAACTACAGAAATCGATGATTGAGGAACATCCAATTCATCATTATCTGAATGAATATGTTATGATGAATAATAAAAAATTCGTTATAACAAATATAGAAATAAACTTTGAAAAAATGACAAGATTGATTAAAATGAAAAGTCTTCCGATGGATTGCGAATCATTATTGGATTATAAGAACAAGAGAGGTGATTATGATATCATTAAAAAACCTAAGTAAATTATTTGATAAGCTATTATGTATTTTATTTGGTTGGAGGAATTAAATGATTATCGAACGAATCATACAGGCGATAAATAATGGCATACGCGAACACTATGGTCTTGCACCAAAATATATAGCAATGAATAGAAAAACATTTGAAGATATGGAAATAGAATATACAAAAGGAATGCTTGAACATAATAGTCAGATTCAAGATACTATTGGAATCGAAAAACATTTATTCTTTGGAATACCAATCAGGATAAAAGAAATAGAAAAAGAGTTTGAATTATATTATCACGTAGATCCAGTTAAAAATATTGAAGATGAAGTTGAGAAAAGGAGATAGTATGGAAATTAAAGTAATTCCTTCTTGGCAATTCCAAACAATAACACTTATTCCTAGTATCGATATTTCATGGTATGATTCAGTATTATTGATAGGATTTGTTTTCATTGCTTGGAGAATAGATTTAAATTTTATACGAAAAGATAATAAGGATAGAAATAATGAAAACAATATTCGATGGTAATGTGAGAATAACAACTGAAGAGGAAGATGGGAATTTTACCGCAAGCATAGAATTTAACGGAGACGGAATAATGTCTTCTTTAGTTAATCGAGAATATGCGGCAATAGCAGAATTATTTACTGAGCTTAAAAAACTTGCAATACAAAAAGCAAAGGATATAAAATGATATTAAAAAATCAATATATAGAAAATAATTCTATTTCAAGTACAGAATATAAAGATGAAGATAACTCAAGAATATATTACACAAAACCAGGATACGCGATTATTTATAGAAAAGCGTATCCTGCCGGAACATTGGCAATAAAGAATGAAGAAATAAAAATCGATTGCACTAAAGAAGAATATGAAATAGCAATAATGTACTTAGAAAGGGATATGAACAAATGAAAGAATCAGAAAGAAAGAGATTACTAAAACAGGTAATAAAAAATATAAATAAGGAATTGAATAATAATTATGCAAGTAATATAACCGATAAATATGTAGAGATAATAATGAATACAAAGATAAAGGAAAAGACAAAATGAAAAGAAATTATCCAATAATGGTTAACGATTATATTGAATATAGGCAATGCAGAACCAGTAAAGAAATAAGAAAAGCAATAAAAAATAAAACATATTATAAAGATTTTTGCGGAAGAGCATGGAAAAAAACATTTAGAGAAAGAATATCTGAGTTGATAAGAGGAAAACCTTATTATAAAGATAGGTATATCGGCGGATTTAAATTCAAAAAGATTAAATAAGATATAAAAACAATATAAAAGCCACGTAAAAATAATAATAATTCATAATATTTATTTTCTTTATAAAATCCCATATACTAATTCATATGGGATTACATACAACGTTTAATAAAGACATTCATCCAAAACAGTGCAAACGCTTGATGGGCTTGGGGTATACCATTGTTGAAGCATCTCAACATATGTGTATAAATGAGAACACATTTTATTTATGGAAAAAGAAATATCCGGAATTTCGTAAGGCGGCAGAGACCGGTAAGTTGGAAAAGGTTAAAAAAGTAGTATCAAGTGGCTATAAAAAAGCTAATGGATATGATTACTTTGAAGAGACTTATGCAGTAATAGAAGATACTAAAAAGCCTAAAAGCAAAATAGTAAAAGGTAAAAAGGTTTCTAATGGAAGACCTAAAAAGCCTGAATTGATATTAGTTAAAAAAGTAAAGAAGCATATAGCTCCTGATTCTGGAATGATTCAATATATATTAAATAACCAAGATAGCGCGAATTGGAAAACATCATCAACTATAGATGCAACGGTTAAACAAGAATATGTTGTATTACCACCTCAGATGCCGGTAATAAAGCCAGCAACGAAAAAGGAAAAGAAATGAATAAGTTTGCAGAAGCAGTAATAGAAGTAAATCATAACGAATCGCTAATGAATGCTATAAAAGAAATTGCAGAATCAAAACCATTTAATATAGAAGAAATTAAAAAGAATGGTCATATGATGGAAAACGCAGCTTTATACTATAAAAAGAATTTCAAAAATATTAAGCGAAACATATGTCTTTTGTTTGGTCATAAAAAAGAAGTTGAATATAAATATTATGAAGATGTAAATAAAGATGATTTTGTTACTTATATGAAATGTCCAAGATGTGGATGCAAACACTTAAAGGAGAAAAAGTAAATGAGCAAACTACCTTGTAAAAATGTAAACGTAATGAATAGTATTTGTGCTAATACAGGAAAGTATTGTATTGGTTGCAATAATTATGAAGAAAGAGAGATTGTATCTGAAACAGAATATTTAAAAGATATGAAGCCATTTAGTGGAAAGGAAATAAAAGAACCATTAGTTGAGAAATATAAAGGAAAGAATTAATGAATAAAAGCAAATTGCCTTGTATTCCTTGCGGTTTAATTGCTTGCGAACATCATAACGAACATTATGATTATAATTGCGATAAAGACTATCAAGAGTTTTTAGATTGTCCTATTTATATTGAGGATCAAAATTATGCGCAAGCAACTGAATTTACAGTAACTACAAAAATAAAACCTACTATTCAAGAAACTATGAATATACGAAAGATAGCAGGACATATTACTGTGCAATTAAATGTAAAGCTAAAAGGAAAGTTTTTGTTTAATATTGGAATAGCTATTGTTAAGTTTGGTATTTGGATCATTGGATGTAATTTCCAAGTATATCAGAATAAAGAAGAAACTAAGGAGGACAATTAAATGGGTGGACCAGGAAGCGGAAGAAAGAAAGGATCAGGCGGTCAAGTATCAATAGGAGGAAGCATTAAAAAACTTCCTTTGTATAAGCCACCTAAAATTTCTAAAGGAACTAAAACAAAATCAAAAAAGAAAAGCGGATTAGCAACAACCGATTCAAAAATAAAAGATATGACTAATCATTCAAAATGGCTAAAGGAAAGATCGAGATAACGATGTCTGACGCCAATAACAAAATAAAAATTGATCTTACTCATGCATTAGAATATATGAATCCTCATTTCTATAGTTTGTATGCAGATGAGCATCCACTACAAGTTGCTATTGGAGGTGCGAATAGTTCTAAGTCATTTACAGTCGCTCAGAAAGTAATATTAAAAACAATTCTTTCTAAGCGATCACGATGGCTTGCTATTCGCAAAGTTAAAAAAGATGTTAAACATTCAGTCTATGATACGTTGCGTGATATTATTTGTGATCATGACGGATGGAATCTTGAGTCAATGTTTTGGTTTAATAATACAGAATCATCTATAACATGTAAATTTAATAATAGTGATATTCTTGGTGTTGGTCTTGATGACGTTAATAAACTAAAATCAATTAAAGACCCCACAGGCTTTTGGTTTGATGAGGCGGACCAAGGAACATATAAAGATTTACAACAACTTCGATTGCGACTACGAACGAATAATAAATCAAATGAATTACTACAAGGAATATTATCATTAAATCCTATTCATATTCAGCATTGGATTAAAACAGAATTAGTAGATAAACATCCTGAAGATGTATTTTTTCATCATTCGACATATAAACATAATTTATTCCTATCCGACAAAGTAAAAGAATATATGGAATCAATTACCGATCCATATTTTAAGAAAGTTTATGTAAATGGAGAATGGGGAGTATACGGCGCGACTGTATTCGACAAGATAATTATAGAAGATTTTGATTATACGGAAGATGATCTTGAAAATGTATTTACTGGAATGGACTTTGGTACTGTTCACGCATCTGCAATAGAACGAGGCGGATTTAAGGACGGCGATTTGTATTCATTCGATGAGTTATGGGGAAAGGGCTGGACCAATACAGATTTCATTGCAGCGGCTGAAGATTATTGGGAAGGACAAATAGGACACGAATGGCCTATAACGGCAGATTCAGCAGAACCAGATAGAATAACAGAATGGCAACGAGCAGGATGGAAAGTTGAAGGCGCTAAAAAAGGACCAGGATCATTAGGCTATGGAATCGGGTTTTTAAAATCACGAACATGGCATATACACAAAACATTTTGTCCTAACCTTGCGCGAGAGGCTCAACAATTCAAACGAAAGGAAGACAAAAACGGTGAGCCTACGGAAGGATTCGTAGAAATAAATGATGATGGAATAGCAGCGACTCGATACGGAACAGAACCACGATGGCACAAAAGTTATTGTATTGGTGATTTAGATGAAGATAATTATGGTATTAGCGCGGATGATTTAGGGTTATAAAAGGAGAATTAGAAATGCCAGTATCAGGTGATGAATATTTTTACAGATCATCTAAAGAAATAAATGATGATCGACAAGCACGAATAGCAAGATGGAAAGCAAAAGGATGCTCAGATAATAAGATACAAGAATTGATTTACAGGCGCATTAATAGTAAAAGACAAAAGTGGTAAAATAAACGTATTTATCGATGTCAAAACAGAACCTAGTATAATTAGATGATTTAGCGCATAGGCATCGATGAAATGAGCATATAGTAAGTGTTTCGAGCGGATAATCGATATTTAAAGGAAGGGTATTGATGAAGTATTTAATGTTCGATAGTGAGATAACCACAGAATCGATAGAATCTCTCATAAGTAAAATAACTGAAGATGTTACTATATATTTCGACAGTAAAGGAGGTTCTGCAATAGTAGCAGATTACTTCGTCGATTTTACAAAACGAACAGAACACAAAATAACATTAATAACCAATTGGGGCGTTAAATCTTGTGCCTTTAATATATTTTTAATGAGTAAAACAAAAAAGATTGTCCTTGATAGCGGGTTTGGGATATGTCATCTAGTTAACAGAGACGTAAATACAACAGACATAGTTAAAAATGATGAACTAACAAAATTTCTATTAGGTGATATCGATATAGTAAATAAAAGATTAATAGAATTTTACGAAAGAATAGGAATTAGGAATGAACAGATAAGTGAATATCAAAAAGGTGAAGATGTTTTTATCGAACCAAAACAATTAAAAGAAATGGCAATATTAGCAGAACAAATAATGGAGGAATCTAAATGAATATAATGAAGACCGAAAAGACCAAACTGATAACCGAAGAAATACTTGAGTTTATTAATACATATGTTAGTACTGAAGTTCCCAAGCTCGATACGCTATGGGAATATTATTTAGGACATAATTGCAAAATATTAAAACGAACTAAATCAGATGCAAACAATCCTGATAACAGAATAGCAGTCCCATACGGTCGAAAAATTATCACCACATATTCTGGATATGCCTTTCGCCCTAAATATATAACGTATAAGCCAGTAGAAACTGAAGACGATCAGGAAGAGAAAGTTATCGACCCAAATACTGGAATGCCTATTGAGAACCCAGTAAAAGAAAACAAATACTTTGAAAAGATAAATGAAAATTTCAAACTTAATAAAGAATGGATTAAAACAAATCGAGCAGGACGCAATACGGCGATATTCGGAGTCGCATATGAACTTGTTTATATCGATACTGATACTGCATTAAACGAAAGAGGCGAAATAACCAATAAAAATTATCCACGATTCGTTTCGATAGACCCCCGAGAAATGATAGTATTATATGATTTCTCAATAGAACCTAAAAAGAAAATAGCAATTCGATTTTATAAGACTGAAGGCGGAAATGGTAGAGTCGAAGTCTATTATAACGACCATTACGAAAAGTATATTTGGATTAAAGACGATACTGGTGAAATATTAAAAAAAGATGGCGAAGATATAGCGAACTATTTTGGGCAAATACCAGTAGTTGCATATTATTTTGGTGACGAAATGAATGGGCTTATAGAGCCTGTTATTTCGTTGATAGATGCTTATGATGTTTTAGTATCTGATTCAATGAACGAGTTCGACAGATTCGCTTTTGCTTATTTGATTATGAAAAAGTTTGGATTAACAGACCAAACTAAAAAGCAAAGTGGCGAGATGGTAGAAAAAGCGGCTCAGGTATTAAAAAAGAAACGCATATTTGAACATTTACCTGAAGGCGCTGATATATCATTCTTGACAAAAGATATTCCCGATGGCTTTATTAAATTTATGACCGTTTTATTACGCGAACAGATTCATATTCAAAGTCATGTTCCTGATTTCACATCTGATAAAATGGCAGGAGCAAGTGGAATAGCAATACAGAGGCTTTTATTTGATTTTGAAAATGTAGTATCAAGTGCTGAGGCTGATTTTGACTTAGGGTTAATAGAGCGGATGGAATTGATTACTATTATTTATCGAATAACAGAAAAACTTGAAGGAGATCCAGATGAAATTGTAATAACACATAAACGGAATATGCCTTTGAATCTTTTGGAGTTCGCACAAACGGCAGTACAAATGAAAAGCGCCGGATTCAGTCGATTCCTTATTGCTGATATTATGCCAGATGATATTGTTCCTGATGTTAATAAAGAACTCGCAAGGCAAGATGAAGATAATGCAGCATTAATGGTAAATGATTTGGAAAGCATGAATTTTGATGATACAGAATCAGATGCTGAAGAAGATGTAAATATGGATGAGGAATAAAAAAGGAGAATCATTATGTCTATTAAGTTACCAGAATTAAAAGTAGAAATAAAACTTTCTACAGGAAAAGAGATTGAATTAACTCAATTAGAACTTATTGAGTTGTCAAATTTGCTAGATTCTATAAATAGGAATAATATAAATGTTTATCCAGATTATCCGTTTATACCAATACCAGTAAATCCTTATCCAAATTATCCAATTATAACTTATAAAAATACTTGTGAATATACAATAAAAAGAGAAATGTAAAGGATTTATAAATGCAATTGTTTAATATGATACGCCTTGAGGATGTCAGTAATAATAGCGGAACCGGATTAGTTGCTCAAGGTTGTGTATTTGATGATGGAACGGTCACTATGAGGTGGTTAAGTAAGAATAGATCGACGGTTGTTTTTAATTCTTTATCGGTATTGAAAAAGATCCATTGCCATAAAGGCAAAACAATTATTGAATATGTAAGTCAAAGTTTTAATGGAGGTAAATGATTATGGTAAGGGCAAAGTTTAAGGTGGAATCAATAACAGAGAATAGTGATAATTGCTCAATAAAGTTGAGCCCAGTAACAGTAGGAAGCAAAGAAAACGAAGAGTTCTATAAATGGACCCCATCTGGTAATATAGAACTCAATGTGCTAAAAAAAGAAACAGCAAACAAATTTGTAGTCGGCAAAGAATATTATATTGATTTTACGGAGGCAAATTAAATGGGTGGACCTGGAAGTGGAAGACGCGCAGGAGGACGAGGAGGAGCAAGAGCAGGAACAAAATTAGGAATGATGACTGCTAAAACTCCAGAAATCCTTGCAAAAAGATCGGGTATGAGTTTAACTCAGGCACGAGTAGCTATTGCAAAAAAGAAACAACTTGCAAAAGTAGAAGCAAAGAGAGACTTGAAAAGAAAGAAAGGGTTAATAAAATAAAATGCCAACACCGGAACGATTGAAACTTGAAGCAACAAATAAATTAGCGGTTAAACTCAATACGTACGAAAAGCAAATATCTAAATCATTATATGACGCTCTACAAACAATGAGAGCTGATATGTCAAAGATTTATGAGAAATATGCAACTAATGGAGTATTAACAAAAGCCGATATGGCTCGATATAATCGCTATGCCTCAATGGAAAAACAAATGCTTGCTGCAATCGATCCGGCGTTAAAGGCAAATTTAAAAGTAATAGCGCGACTAACTCCAGAAATGTATAATGAATCTTTTTTTCTCGAAGCATGGCAAATAGATTCTGAATCTGGATTGAGATTAAACTACGGAACAATAAATAAAAACGCAATAATAGAAGACCTTGCAAATCCGTATGATAAAATTGCCTATGAAAATTATCCTCGTAATGCAAAACAAGAAATTAGAAAAGCAATTAATAATGGATTGACTATTGGTAAATCATTAACACAAATGACAAGAGATTTAAAAAAAGCAATGAATATTACTAATACTAATGCAATGAGGATAATTAGAACGGAGGCGATGACAGCTCAAAATGCAGCCGCTAATGACATATATATAAAAGCAGATTCATTAGGGATAAATGGTGATGATATTTGGGATGCGACTCGTGATATGAAGACGCGTCCAGATCATGGTCATGCTGATGGACAAGTAAAAGATAAAAAGACTGGAATGTTTAATCTTGGTGGAGAACAAACACCATATCCCGGATGGGAAGGATTAAGCGCAAAGCAAAGAATTAATTGTAGATGTAATCATAGATATCAAATACAAGGATACTCGCCTCAATTAATGAGAACGCGAGATGGTGGAATAGTTCCATATCAACCATACGACGAATGGAAAAAGAATTATGGCAAAAATAACACTCCGAATAAAACCCCTATAACATCAGAAAAAAGAATGGGAATAGATTTGAGTAGTGTTAAATCATATTCTGATTATGTAAATAAAACATACGGATCATCTCCGAAAGATATGAAGAATATGACGCCAGAAATGATTCAAGCGTCTAATGTATATACAAATATAAGTTATCAAACTATGAATGGTTATTTAAGAGGTAATGAAACCGCATTAGCTTCATATGCAATGGACCCAAAAAGCGCAGCGTATGAAATTAAGCAAATAAAAATACTTAACTCATATGTGACTAAAAACCCAATGAAAGATCCAGTGACATTGTATCGTGGAGTAGTAGGCGACCATGCAAAGTCGCTAAAGATAGGTGATGAATATATAGAAAAATCATTTGGTTCGTTTAGTTCGATTGAAGATGTAGCATCTAATTTTGCGGGAGACAAAAACAAAACAATATTTAGAGTTATTACGAAACAAGGCGATAATTTTGCTCCAGCAATAAGAAGTGCAACAGAATTTAATACAAAGGAAGGAGAATTTATATCTGCAATAAACAGCAAATATAAAATAACCAATATAACTGAAGGTAAGGGAATAAAGTATATTGATATGGAGATGATAAAGTGAAAGATAAAGAAAGATTCGTATCAAATGAATCAGATATAATAAAAATAAACAAAAAGAACACAGAAGAAATACAAGAATATAACAAAAGATTAAAAGTTGTATTTAGCAAAGATGTCAAGAAATCGTTTGAAGAATCAATTAAGGAGGATAAATAAAATGAAATAATATATAAAAAGCCACGTAAAAAAATTGGGAAGCAATAGATATTTAGAAATATTACTAAGTATTATATACTAATGAATGTAAAGAGAAGGAAATTAACATAAATGGATAAACAGAGGAAAAGGAAATTGGATGCGAGGGCAAGAAGGCAGGCATCACTTCATCCAGAAGTAATGAATACCAAGATGGAACTTGTTGAAAAGAAAACCGAACCCAAAGTTGCAAAAGTTGAAGTTCGACCAACTAAGGTCAAATCTAATTCGGAACCAAAAGTCGTAAAGAAAACAAAAATAGCAACGGGAACGAATAAGAAAGATATGAAGGATGTTAGCACTAAGAAGAAACATAATTCAAAAGGAAGGAAGTAAATGGAAATCACACTTGATGACGTTAAGAAGTTTTTTGCTGAGAATAAAGATGACGAAGGCGTAAAAGCACTTGTCAAATCTTTTTCTGTTGAACACAAGATCACTCCTGAAGAGGTATCTGAGTTCTTGTCCACTACTGAAGGTGAAAAAGTTATCCAACCATATGGCGATGCTCGCGTTACTCAGGCACTTAAAACTGCTGAGAAAAAATGGATGGAAGATAAACTTGAACCAGAAGTTAAAAAGAGACTTGCAGCAGAAGTTTCAAAATTGTATCCGAAAGAAGATCCGGTAAGCAAACAACTTAAAGAAATGCAAGATAGACTTGATGAATCCGAAAGACAAAGAACAAGAGATCAGCTCAAAAGGCAGATCGTTGAGAAAGCAGCAGGAAGAAAAGTAGATCCATTCTTTATAGATGATTATTTGCCAGCATCTGTCGAGGAAGCTGATTTGTATTTACAGAAAATTGAGGCGCACGATAAACTGATTGCAGAAAAAGCAATTAATGATCTTATCGCAAGCAAGAATTTCATTCCTAATGGTGGCAAACCTAAATCGTCTAAAGTGGACCTGAGTAAATTGAGTAAAGATGAAATGATTAAGCTTGAGGAATCAGGCGAACTTGATGGAATGATTTAAATAAATTAATGGAGGAAACAGATTATGGGACTTGAAGTATTTATTCCAACTATTTGGAGTGCAAAGCTTGATGTACGGCTTCGTAAAAATCTTGCTTTTGCTCAGTTGGTTAATACCGATTATCAGGGTGAGATTGCGAACTTTGGTGATCGTGTAAAAATTAATGAGATTGGAGTAATCACCGTAAGTGATTATGTTAAGAATTCGGAACTTACTTTTGAGACTCTTGACGGAGCGCAGAAAGAACTTATTATCGATCAGGCTAAGTCATTTAGCTTTAAGATCGACGATATTGATGCCGCCCAGCAGAATCCCAAGATTATGAATGCTGCGATGAGTCAGGCTGCGTATCAGATTGCTGATACTATCGACCAGTTTATCGCAAAGCTGTATAGCAAGGCCGGAGTTATCGATGCTACCAATTTCGGTACTGCTGCGACTGGTGTATCCGTAACGAGTGGAAATATCATCTCAACTATTTCTTATGCTTCGCGCAGACTCGATGAAAAGAATGTGCCGTCCGGTAATCGTTTCCTTGTTGTGCCTCCGTGGGTTCACCAGAAACTGTTGCTTGCTGAAGTCGGTGGTATTTCTGCATCCGCAGTTCCCAAAGTATTCGATGATGGCGCACTGACTTCTGGATATGTTGGTGATGCACTTGGATTCCGGATTATCATGTCTAATAACGTTCAGGAATCCGCGTCTGGCATTTCCGCAATCATGGCTTTCAATAGCACTGCGATTTCGTATGCTGGTCAGATTTCAACTGTTAAAGCGGTTGATATTGAAAAGGGATTCGGTCAGGGTGTTAAGGGTTTGTATGTGTTCGGTGCGAAAGTTGTTCATCCTGAAGCGCTTGCAACTCTCTATCTGACTGAAGCTGCCGGCTAATTTTAATAAGGAGGTATAAAAGATGAGTACTGCAATTAATCCTGTATCCCCGCTCATTACGGGCGCTACTATAACTAAATCGAATTCTGGTGGAACCGTTTCGAGTTTTCTCGTTACCGCAACCACTGCTCAGTCTTCGCTTGATTTGTCTCGCCTTGCGATTATCCTTGAGAATCAGTCAACTACGGCTTCGGTCGCGGTTACGATTACTGCTGGTGATGATTACATTGAGACCGTTCAGGGAAGCAAAACCGTAACGGTAGCGACTGCGGCAACTGTAGTGGTTGGTGGAACCTTCTTTGAGTCTTCGCGTTTCCTCGACAGTGACGGAAAGGTTGAGCTCACGATGGCTACTGCTTCGACCGTTTATGTTTCTGCAATTATGTTCCCGTTTAATACCTGGAATCCGGCGTAACGTTCTAAGGCAGGAAGATGCTTAAATATATTGATGTAAAAATCTTTCTTTTAGGATAGTTACATCTTCCTGCCTTTTATTTAATGAGGTAAAAATATGCCTACAGAACATTTTAATCCAATAGACGAAGATACAGGAGCTAGAATCGAAATATCATCCACGCATAATTTAGTTCATAAAGGAAAAGTATATTGTTTTCACGTTGAAGATTTAGCTGCAACTGCATTAACAGTAATCGACGTTTGTTATGTTACTGGTGATGAAGAAGTCCATGTTGATGCATCAAGATCGGCAATGGGAGCAAGAGTGCAAACTATATTATATGAAAATTGCGTGCAGACTACTGCCGGATCAGTAATAAATTATTTTAATAGAAATAGAAATTATCCAGATACAAACGGAGTGCAAGTTTATAAAGGCGGAACGTTCGCAACTGTTGGAAGCGCAATAAATACTTCACAGATTTTGGCAGATTCAACGAACCAAAGCACATCTGTAACTAAAACTTCAGATGATGTTGAATGGATATTTAAGGCTAATACAAAATATTTGGCTCGTACAACTTTTACAGGGCCAACTGTATATACTCATGATTCAACTTTTTATGAATGTCAGTGTGAGGAAGAATAAATGCCGATATTAACAGCAAGCGAAGTAACAGTTCTTAGCGATATAAGCGCAACAGCAGGAACTATTATCGCTGGAGACTATATAAAAGAAGTTACTCAGAAAATAAATCTTGCAACGAATAATTATTTTATTTCAGATATTTATTTTCAAGGGTTTATGACATTCGATAAAACTTTAAATACGATAACCGTTGATTCTTCCGTAGATCTAGTAAATGATTATGGATTTGTAGACGGTGATGAATTTTATATTGCTGGAAGTTACAGGAATGATAAATATGTAGTTTGTTCAAGCGTATCGAATAATATTATAACGCTTGCAACTGGCTATTCCGTTGTATCTGAATTATCTGGACGATCTATTTTGATTAGTTTGGTTGATTTCCCGTTACCATTAAAAAGAATTGCAGCACAGATGATTGCATATGATTATGATAAACGGAATGAACAATCTAGTGGAATAAAATCGCATTCACTTGGGCCTTTTAGTGAAACGTTTGCGAATACAGATAACAATGGAAATGGTGAAGGGTATCCAGCATCAATTATGGATTTGTTAATATCGTATCGAGTAGCGAGGTGTATATAAAATGCTTTCTGATTTGTTGAATCTTTCTGGAGTGCAAATAGTTAGAGTCTCAACAACTGATGACGGTATGGGTGGAGTCGCTACAACTACATCTACCGTTACGACTATAAATAAATGTGCAATATTCCAGAATAATTCAGGTAAATCTTTTTTGTCAGATCGAGTATCGGCAAAATCATCTGATGTTTTAATATTATTGCCTTCAATTTATTCCTGGTCAAAAGACGATCAACAAATAGTAAATGGATCTAAGATTTATAATATAGTTGGTATTCCTGATGATGTAATGGGAAAAGGAGAGATAGAAGTTGTTGGTCTTGAGAGAGTTATATGACAAAAACAACTGTAGAAAAACAATGGCATGGAAGCGAAATAAAAATACAAGGAAAGAAAGTTATATCTGACTCTATTTTTGAAATTGGATTAGTTGTTGAAGGACAGGCGAAATTATTAGCAGCTAAGAAAAGTGGATATATGGCCGCCTCTATAAATACACAAGCAAGTAATGGAGATGGAACAGAGCCAGAAAGTCCGACGAAATATGGTGATGGTACAATTCAAGACGGAGCCGGTCCATTAACTAAAATAGAAGTACCGAGAGAATCTAATAATGTATATGTTGGAACTAATGTTGAATACGCTCCTCATGTTGAATTTGGAACAGTAAGATCATACGCGCAACCATTTCTTAGGCCGTCATTAGCATTAGCGCAAGGAAAAACTTTGACGATAGTAAAAGTAAATAGCAAAATGCAATTTAAGGAGTATTTGAAATAATGAATGCTATAGAATTTATTGGTTATACATTAAAAAATACTTCGGCAGTAACAAATATTGTATCATCTACAAGTATAGTTCATGGATTGCGCCCGTCATCCTCAGCAGGGAATGTTATTCGATCAATAAATATTTTGAAAATAAGCGGGAATAGATTTGGAGTAAAACAACTAACAGCATCGATTAATTGCAGAGGCGAAACCGATGTTATTTCCGAACAAATACAATCGGTTGTTATGGATACATTAGTTGGCTCAGACGGATTAGGAAAATACGCAAGTGTTACTGCATTTAGTGCTTATAGAATCGCATTAGTGAAAGAGCATAATACGATTCCGGAAACTGAAGGAACAGTTACTATATACAATAGTCCTGTTGATATATCTATAGTTTATTAGGAGGAAAGAAAATGTCATATTATCAGAATGGTGCTGTAACTGATTCTAGGCTCATTGTTGGAAATTTCAAAGTTGAAGTTGCCCCGTACACTGCTACTGCAACGACTGCTTATACTAACGTTGGAGCAGGAAAAGTTAATGGGTGGAAACACAACGTAACGAAAATGGAAGTTCAGGCTGGTAATGCTCCTGATCCAATCGAAGGAATCAGCGAAGAGACGTTGACCGTTGATATGGAGATGATCGAATTTGTAGCAACTGCAATTTCGACGCTTCAGACTGGGATCTTGACGGCAACTACGGTATCTGGCGTTACTACTATCAATGCGGGTGGCGGATCAACGCAGACTCCGTTTAATATGCGATTGACTAACACTCGAATCGTATCGGGCGCGACTCACACTACTGTTATTACTCTGTATAAGGTTACTGCTGACGCGGGACTTTCGTATACTGTAAAGAGTGACAATGATACCGATCCGATTAACATTCTTGCAATGCCTGTAACTGCGAAAGTAGACACTAGCAGAACCGCAGGAAGCCAGCTGTACGATATTGTTTTGACTCGGTAATAGTTTTTAATATATAAGGAGCCTTTGGATGAATGAGATTGTTGACCTTGATATTCTTAGACCTGCGAAAAAGATTCTCAAGTTGAATGGAAAAGAAATTGATGTTTCCTTTATTCCTACTGCCATTACTTTTGATATTGATAGGATGCTTGGAGAGCTTCGTGAAATTCCTCGCAAGCAAATTGAAAAAGGTGGCGAGGAATGTAAACGAGCATTCGACTTGAGTATTAAAATCTGTGTAGCGTTTGCTGAGAACAGTTATCCAGAAATGAACTATGACTGGTTTTCTAAAAATACAACCGCTCCGCAGATAAATGTTTTTATCAAGGAAATAGAATCAGCGTTGATTGCTTCGTACAAAGGAGTTTCTGATTACGGAAAAAAATAGAAGGAGGCTCGGATGAAGGTGTAAAAACTCATCTGGGCCTCCTGTTCGTAAAAATGGCATTGATGTATCCTTGGGCAACGAAAGAATATTTACTATGGAAAATGAGTCTTGGTCAAATTATTATGTATTATAATTTAGGATTCGATCAACTTTACGGAAAAGAAAAAGAATCGAATGGATCATTGACAGGAAAATCACATAGTGAATTAAAAAAGATTCGTGACGATATGATTGCTCAAGGATTGATACCAAGCAAAGAAGACTTAAAAGAAAAATACGGCGATATAGAGGCTTAATATATATGGCAAATATTGGGGATATGG